TAGCCTTTCCCGTTTTCGTAGTGTAAGTATGTTGCCCTCATATTATAGCGTTGTCTAATTGTTGTATAAGGTGTCGTATCTCACTACGTTCAAACTTGCCACTAATCTGTGCGTTGTAAGTCTTAAACGATAAGCTATACATATCCTTTTCTGTATCTCCTTTTTTTTCTTTCTTTCCTAAATACTCAATCTTTAAATCTAATTTCATTTTTATTTTGGTTTTAATTATTATTTATAATGTTTTGGATATGGCTGCTCTTTATGTTTACATTTCTTTTTTTCTCTTTGGTCTAAAAACTTTATGTACCTAAATTGTCTTAATTCGTGTCTTATTACTCTGTCTTTATTTTTAGGATTGTTAAGCAAATTATAACCCCTCTTACCAGCTTTTTCGCTTGTTTTAATAGAATTATGAAAAGTTTCTCCATCAAGTTCCCAAAATTTATTAAGATGCTCTCCATAATAACCAAAAGAACAAGCTTGATAAACTATTCCAAAACCACCACATCTTTCGTCAGCAAAGCTTTGTATCCATTTTATTTTAGGGTATTTACGTCTTATATATTTAAGTGAGTAACTTATTGCTCTACTCTCTGGGTATTGACCTACATCATCTGCTATCCACATTCTGTTTAGTTCTAAATATTCATTTTTTTTTGTTCCCTCTACAACACTTGCACAACTTGCTGGGTTCATAGCGTATCCATATTGCAATACACCTATTATTTCATTACTATTAAATAAACCAAGATGTATATAAGTGCCATTATAAAATTTGCCACTATAATGATTTTTAACTATAATATCATTTGCAAGTTTTCTGTCTATTTCTTTTATATAAAATTCATCTGTGCCAAAACCTAAACATACTGCATCCCCCCACAAAGATGACTGTGTTGAGTATATATATTGTTTTTTCATAGTGTTTGTAAATAACTGTTAAAACTTTTCTCTGCAGCATCTTTAGTAAAAGTACAATTCTCCATTGAGTTGTAATGATAAAAAGTAAAATCAATTAATAAGTTTAATATCTCTTTATTTGACATAGACATTATTTTATCGTTTCTTTTAACTTTGTTTAAAACTGGTATAATGCTACCACCATTTAACCTCATTGACTTACCATTCTTGTTAAGATGCTTTATTAATCTTCCATCATACAAATAGTTTTGACCTAAATACTCAACTAACTCTAAAAGTCTATTGTGATTTTTTTGCAATTCGCATATACCTTTTTTAACCTTATTTGTTTCCCCTAAAAAAACAGAAACTAAAGCTGGTATAGTGAAAAGTTTACCATAAACATTTTCAGCTTCTTTTAAGTTGTTAGGACTTTTCATAACTTCTAATAAAAATCTTTTGTAATCTTTATTACCACTTCCAGCATAGCTAACAATATAATCTATAACCTTTAAAGATTTCCCCCTTGTGTTAAATGATATAAAAGTTTTCCTTGCTTCTTCATTGTCTTTTACTTGTTTCTCTAAAACATTAATCTTTCTATATTTAAGACAATTAAAAACTGCGTTATACAAGTGATTACCATCTGTTAATATTTTAGTTCCATCCTTTGTAACACATATAAGTACATCGCGAAGCTGTCCATTTTCATAAACTGCTTCCGCTAAATCCTTAACATTCTTTTCGTTCTTCCATCTTTGCCAAGTCGGTATTACTACATTATTAAAATCTTTTTTTGTGTAAATTGTTCTTTTTGTTTTTGTTTTCATTTTGTTTTTATTTTGTTATTATAATTCTCCAGTTAAACAATAGTTATCTAAATCTGCACCCTCTATAAAGAATTGATTATATAGGTGTAGTGCTTTTTCTACTTTTTCTTCGCCTCTAAAATAAAAGTTTTCAGAGCAGTTAAAAATCCCAATGTCAAGACTTCCCTTGTCCAATACTAAAAAATAGAAATCTTTATGGTTCATTTTAAAGAGATTGCAATACAGATAACATTGAACATCATAAGAATATTTCTGTGCTGAATAGTGAAAGTCTTTAACGCTTGAAGATGATGTCTTCAAATCTACTATTCTATTAGTGGCTAATACATCTGCCTTACCTCTAAAGGGCATATCTAATACGTTGTCAATAGCTGGTATTTCAAACTCTGCTTTGGTTATTAGTTCCTTTGCGTGTTCGTTTCTGTAGAACGCATCTACAAGCCTATCAGCATCGTTACGTTCTTTCATTGTAAACACTCGTGGGTTTTCTGCTTTAGCTTCTTTAAACTTCTTTGTGTTTTTGCTTTGCACATCTATAAAGGTTTGTGCTGCAAATACCTCTGGCTCTAATATAGCGGTATGGAATAGCCACCCATCTCGCAGGGCTTGACTTTCGCCACTACCATACTTCAAACTAAAGTTATATGTCTTTGGGCTTGATAGAAGCTGTTTAAGGCTACTACTACTTAAAGCAAGGGTATTTAGTTCCCCATAGTAAAAGGTGTCGTCCTCCATACGCTTAAGCAGTTCTGCTCTGTCGTATTGTTTTCCGTCTAATAGTTTTATCTTATCCATATTATTCAAGGTCATAGTTTTTACAATCTTCCGAGCAGTATGTCTGTCCGTTTGTTTCTGTGTCGCACGTTCTACAAGTGCTTACTGCATCTGGTTCGTCTATATAGTGCATTTGATATTTGTTTAAATCGTCTTTTAATTGTGTTATTTCTTCTTGTTGTTTTTGTATCAGTTCGTTCTTCTGTTGTCTAATTAGCTGTACTCTTTTATGTAGTACCTCAACCTCTGTACGCAATCCATTTACAAATGTACCTATTTCATTCATAGCTTTAACGCTGTTGCGTAAGTCATTGTTTAATGGCTTGGCATCTTTCCACTCCATTATCTTGTCGGCTAACCAATTAAACCACAGATTATATGCTTGCTTTTGTAGTAAATCCATTAGCTACCATATCCAATCATAAACCCTAAACAAAACGTAAGGAAGGCAAGAAATAAAATAGATGCCATTACTACCAGCTGCCTTTGCTCTGCTTTTTTAAGTTCTTGTTGTTGTAGTTCTTTTTCGGTTAATACTTCAATTCTGTTTTTGCGTGTTTGGATATGTAATCCAGTCTTTGTCTTTTTCATTGTTATTGTATGTTATAAATTATACTTCTTATATATAGTTCTCTATCCTCTAAACGTTTCTTCATACGTTCAGTAACCCCTTCCATTTTATTAAGGTGGTGTAGCGTGGCTTCTATTTGTTGAAGCTCTTTTTTTAAGTCTTGTAGTTGTGTTTTCATACCGCAATATACAAAACTTTTTTTATTATAAACAAATTATAAACAAGCTATTTTGTAAATCCGTTTAAATTAATTATTGATGCTTGTGCTTCGTCAAGCAAGTAACAAGGCTTTAATAGTTTCTTTTTAGTCCATAGCGTGGTGTCTGGGCAGTACATATCTTTCTTCTTCAAGTCTGTTAGGTTGTTTAGCCAATACATATAATTACCTTTAGGGTCATTAACAAAGTATAGGGCTATCTTACCAGTTTCTAATAACTTGTTGTACTTGTACACCTCTAACATTTTTTCTTTGTAGTATTTGTTTCTAAACTTCATTTCAATTACTACCTCTGTTCCTTTAGGGCTTGTGCCTATTGCATCGTAATGCTCAAAGCCATCGCCAGTATGTGTTAAGTTCCATCCATCTAAATTTAAAAGCATTATTACAGCTTGTTCCCACTTGTGTACATTTTTTATCATTTATTGTATAGTCTGTCAATATCGGCTATCCATCGTTTTAACTCTTTGGGTCTGCAACTGCAAGGCTCATAATAAGCGTGATTAAAATACTTTGCGTGAAGCTTACATAATAGCTTGTATTGTGGTTGTGTTAGTTTGCTTGTAACCTCTGCCTTGAATTGTTCCCATTGTTTTCTGTGTTCTATTTCCATAAGTCTAAATCTATATCGTTCCACTCATCTCTGCGTTTATCGCATCCGCAATCTTCTTTCCATATTTTTTTCACTACCCAACGTATGCCAGTATAGTAAGTAATGTAGTATACTAAATCTCCTAATTTCATAATAATTCATTTAATGGTAATATAATTCCTTTACTCGCCATATTATCTCCGCCCTTTTTATCTCGACTTGTGTTTATATATTTTCTACATTTATCTTTTAAGTCCTCTGTTTTAATAATATATAATTTATCTAAATAAACATAATATATATCAGCTTTAGTGGCTGCAATTCCGCTTGGCTTACCATTACAAGAATACTCAACATAAAAGTTTCCAGTTACTTTATATTGTGCATCGCTTTTAACCTCAACACCTATTTTTAATTCTGGTATATATATATCCCAATCTAAACAATAACCATCTATTATATATGCTTTAGGATATTTTTTCTGAATATGCAATAAGGCTTTACTCTCATACTCTTTACCATTTTTTAAATCTTTCTCAAATTTAGTAGTCATAGCTGTTCTTTTATATGTTTCTTTGCGTTTGTGTATGTGTTGTAAAGTGAGTAATAACTTATACCAGTTTCTCTGCTTAACGCTGCTACGCTTTTACCACTTGCGCATATTTC